CCCTGTGCGTGCTAGGTCAGATGGTAAACTGCTTGCGAGTAATAACGGATTATTATCAACTGTTGGAACAGTGTCAAAATTGTTAGCGCCAGATAGGTGGGCAACTGTGGAATCATCAGCAGGTGTGTAACCAATTTCATCTTGTTTGGCGTTAACCTCTTCAATTCCCGCTACATCACTAGCTGGTTTACGCATATCTGAAACATTAACTTTGTCTTCTGGCGCAGGTGTCCAATCAGTAGCTATTGAACCTTGTTCCAATTTAAGCCCTGCAAATTGCACATATCCATCAGTTAAAGTAGTTGCATTTTCAAATCTCAATCTACCACTAATCGTAGTTGGAAATGAAGCAATATTAACAAGTGCAGAAATTCTTGTCCATCCAGAATTAGGCGGTAATTTTGTCATAGAAATACTTCCATACTTAGAATTTAATACAACTCCTGAATCAGTTCCATATATTCCAATGTTAACAGATGTTGTAGGGGAAGTATTTCTTACATACTCACTCATGACATAGTTTGTTTCAGTTTTAAGTTTTGGAGCTAGATAAGACCAATATATTCTTACTCCATCCCACACATTATTTGTTTGATAAATGTTTAATCCCAAATAGGTGTCAGATATGTTTGATTTTTTATCAAGACAAACTGTTGAATCATTTAATTGAGCTGTATTAATTAACAGGTTTCGTCCACCAACACTATCGCTTAACTTATTAAATGGCTGTACTTGAACACCATTAAGTTGTTCAGTTCCATCTTTGTTATCAGTAACTTTTGTACTCAATCCATTGTTTAAATCAGTAACAGTAACGTAGTTACTTAAGTCTGGACTTACACTTCCACAATTTTTCCATGCTCCAGCATCCCAAACATATAAATCTGTACCAACAAAATAACAATACCCTTCTTGATTCCCAGTAGTTGGAAGTTGTGAAGCATCATTGACTGTACCTTTAACAACTAGCCCAGAACCAACAGGCCCCTGTGGGCCAATTGGTCCAGTAGCACCTGTTGCACCAGTATCACCTTTATCACCTTTTTGTGAAACAAGATAAAAGTCTTTTGTTGTACCATCAGTATAATTCAAAGTAGCTTTCATCCACAAATAGGGGTTTGCAGTTGTTGTAGCAACAATATCATTTGACCAAGTTCCCGTTGGAGCAGTAGTTGCACTATTTGAAATTTGATATTGAATTGTAGTTGAAGAAACACCTGTGCCAGTATTTCCTTGAATACCTTGAACACCTTGATCACCTTTAGGTCCTTGTAATGGTCCACAATCTTTCCAAGCACCGTTCACCCAAACATATAATTCTTCACCAACTAAATAGCCATCACCTTCATTTGCTGTTGAGGGTAAATTCGAAACTGATGAAACTTTGTCTTTGATTTCAAGACCAGTACCAGTATCACCTTTGTCACCTTTATCACCCTTCTGTACATTATGAACCGCATTCTCCATTTGATTACTCAAATCATCAAATTGTTGCTGAAAATCATTCAAAGTGACTGTCGGAATTACTTCACCAGTATCACTCATGAGGTTCTCTTCAATTGAAAATCCTAACGTTCCATCACTTGGAAAAATAGCCTGCGTACCATCATTCATAGTAACCCAAACTTCAATATCATAATCATCTGGAACCAATGTGTTCATGATATCCTGATTAATTGGAAAGCTTAGTGTTCCACCAAGCGGACTAGTTACAGTGGTTAAATCAATAGCTTCTTGCATGATATATCCATCGTCATTAGCTATTTTTACCAGAATTGACTTAGCATTAGTTAAATCAAAGGCCACCCCGTCGGCCGTGAGTGCCAGATTAAAAGCAGTGGTTGTATCTAAATATTTAACCACATCATTATCATCCGTGAATGCGAGTTCCTTACTCATTAGTTTTCACCTTCTTTCTAAGCTGATTATTTTCAATTTTTAATAACGCAATTTGTTGATTTTTTGCTGCCATATCTTGACTGTACTCATTAACCAATTGGTTAATTAAATCTTGTGCGTTAATATCATTCATCAGATCACCTTACATCTTCAATTTCTTTTCAATCTTATTAATTTCATCAAGTAAATTAGTTCCATGTGAAATGACATCACCAGCATGAAGATCAATTGTCGTACCAGCTTCATTGTGGAAATAAATATCAGTTCCTGAAACTGATGAAATATAACCTCCAGGACCACATTTAATTCCTTCTGCTAAATAGGTCCATGCATTTTCACTACCAATATGAGTATTGTTGCCGCCATATGCTTGAAAAGTTTGTCCTTCAATGATTGAGGACCCAACGTTAATTGAATCAACATCCAAGCCACCGCGAATTTGAGTGTACCCATTACTATTTCCAGATACAAATTGAAGATATTTACCATTACTAATGGCACAAAAACCGTTTGTGTCTAATGTGATCCTTCCATTATTACCATCTTCCTCAATTGATGCCCCTGTAATTGTTGAAGTTGCATCAATTTTCGCAGCTTTAATGATTGATGAATCAACTTCCACAGAGTTCAAATATCCGGCTTCAATGGTTCCTAAATCAGCAGATAACGCTGAAAGCTGGCCAACTGACAAGGCTGTTTGGGACATCTTAGTCTTAACCCAATCAGATCCATCATAGGTGTACATTTCACTAGTTATATGGTTACTGTCTTGGACGTACCAAATATCACCTTCATCATGACTTTTACCATCATCAAAAGGCTCTTGCGATGAAACGGTAATTTTTCCATCGAGCGAAGTTTTTACTTTATCTGCTTCATCAGCCGCAGAATTTGCAGCATTTTTTGCATCGTCAGAGGCTTGTTGAGCAAGCTTAGCATTTTCATCAATATTCAATGTTCCCGTTGCAATAATCAATTGCTATCACCATCCTCAATTTCGGTTCCTTCACCAGTTGATTCATCCCCATCTTCATCACTATCAGAACTATCATCTGAATCATCAGCATTATCATTTCCGGTAATTACTGGTTGTTCAGCTTCATCATTCTCACCTTCATCTTGTTCAGGATATTCAACAACTAAATCTTTAGAATCATCACGGATTCCAAGTGGAGCTGTATATAGGGCACTATGAGCAATAGAGACAGTATGTGCAGCATCCCTATATTCAGAAACATTAAAGCCAATAATTAGTCTGGAATTAGTAATATCTTCATAAACACCTTCGGGTTCCAAATGCCCGCCATTTTCCAAGGGCACTGCTAACTTAATGTCCTGCATTGGCTCCACTACATAGTCAAATACCATTGACTGCGTAATTAAATTAATACACATAACATGCTTGTCATCAGCGTTGTTCACATCACCAGCTGTAAAAAAAGCAAATGGATAACTAATCCCATTCGCTTGAAGAGTATTATAAGTGCCATTATTAATGGTTCCAGCTGGTAATGGTTTCCAGCCAAAGTCTTGCAGATTAAATTCAATAATAGGAGTAAAGTTTCCAGCTTGTAAATCGCTAATTTGACAAACATATACTTTCCCACTTGTCGTACTTCCTAGCCACAGATTGTTCTTCAAATCAACGTTAACTCGAAAATATTGTTTTACTTGGCACCACTTGGTTATATTACTAGCACTTGTATTGGCTTGATATGCCATTGTTACCAAATAATATTTCCCATCAATTGGATCTTTTATTTCTGTATAAATTGTGTTGGAACCTTCATCATAGCCAAACGATCCGCAATGGCCACCTCCAGTTACAAACATCATGCTTTGTAATGTTCCATTAGCGTTCCATTTAATAAATTCACAATCTGAATGACTGTTGTCTTTAGTGTAGTGATAACTAGACAGCACCGAACCATCACTCAATAAATATGAAAATTGTAAAGCCCCAATATGCTGATCACCATTAAAATCTTTGTTGGCAGCATCTTTCGTTTCCCAAAGTTTATTCCAGGAACCATCAACTGAATTGCTGGTATCAATCCACATCTCTGCCTCATCTTTCACATAAGTATCATCAATGGTGACTAATAGTGTCCCGACAAATGGTGGTTCGATAGTAACCTGATAACCATCTTTTGCATGATCAGCTTCCCACCCAATATCACGGGTGCCGTCCATATTAATTTTTTGCCAATTAAAAGCTTGCGGTGACAAATAAGAAGTTACATTCTCGCCTTCAATAAATAGTCTTGCAATTACCCGTTTGGTAGTATCCGTGTTATACCAAGTTGAACCTAACGGCGTAATCAAACTGACTGTGGCTGCATTGGCATTCTCTCGGGCTTCTTCAAATAGTTTCTTAACGTGGTCATTCCAACGCTGTTCCATATTGCGAATAAACGCCGGCGTAATTACTTTAACTGTACTGAACTCACCTAATACAACTTTATTTTGACTTGGGTCACTTTCTGAAGTAGTTTGCTGAATGACTCTTGCCTCCGTGGTTAAAATCGGATTCATAGATAAATCAATCACCTTAATAGTATCGCCCAAGTTAGCTTGAAAATCTTGAGTAACCTCCACAGCATAGTTAATTCGTGGGTGATTATACAATCTTAATTCCCGTAATCCCCAATCAAGTAATGCTTTAGGTTCAGTAATAGTGTCACTAGTAATCGTTCCTTCCAGCCAGGTGTTCTGATCAGTGTTATAAAGAGAATTTGCTGAAACGTCAGTAATATAATTCTTGCCGTTATTAACTGAGGCAATTGAAGCATTATTTGCGCCTACAATGTAAAGCTTGGTTACTAAATTAGTATCAACTGTTTCTCGTTGGACAGATAACATGTTTTGCCCATAGGTAATTGACTTGCCTTCATCTTCTCCCAATTGATCAGCTAATTCTAAAATCAGGTCAGTCACAATACCGTTGGCATCAATATGGCAATAAGCATCAGCTTCCGCATCGTAAGTTGATAGAACCGTCTGTAAGGCAGCTTGACTAGAAGACGTTCCATCAAAATTAATATCGGCAAATAATCCTGAAGAGCAATTATTTTGTAAATCCCAACCGGTATCAGCCATGATCCACTGCATGGCTTGATCTAATTTACAATCTTTAATTTCTTTTTGGGGTGGAATGGTCTTATTTAATTTATAGATTGCTAGGTTAATAGCATCAACCGTTACCAGATGAGCTCCACTAGTGGCATCAATAGTTTCATCAACCTGATAAATTCGATAAATACGCCAATGATTATGCACATCATCATACACAGCAACACTATTACCAACCGTTAAGTATTGAGCCGCAGGGGCACTTTGCAGCATGGTTAGCCCCGTTAATGTATCGTTCCAACTTTTGGAGTTAGCATTCGGATCCGTACTATTAAAAGTGCTAACGCCAGTAATGCCATCATCTGAATTACTATTATCATCAGCAATTTGGCGTTCAACTACTTCACCCCAAAACGGGTTGGCGTCTGAATTAGTCGATAACGTGGCAACTCGCTTTAAATTTTTATCCAGGATAATATACAAATCTCTAACCTCCTTATTTATGTATGAAAAAAGTAGTCGCTTTCGTGACTACTTAATTGCTGGTCGATATTCAATTGTTACATCAGCATTTTTGGGATCCGGGAAAAAGTGTAGAGCTTGTGGAACCCCACCGGTTAATTTAGGGAAGGTCGATAACCATGAAACGTATTTATCGGCCGGTTTTCCATCAATAGTAACTTTATTGTTGGCCGTATCAATAATAATTTCTTGACCAGCCTTGGCAATAATATGTGGCGTATCATCTGGATCAGTAGAGCCATCACTGCGCCATTCTTCATAATTGGTTAAAGCTTCATAATCTGACTTATACGCCACCACTGGATTAACTAAGTCCTCTTTAATATCATGCTTACCAAAGAAAACGCCTAAGTTGGCTAAAGCAAAACCAAACTTACCGGATTTATCCAACTTTTCCTTATGCATGTGAGTTTTACTTGTATTGTTAACACTATATGGCTCACCGGTTTTAGGATCCCACTGGTTGATTTCTGCTACCCAGTTGTCGTAAACATTCCCCGAACTATCCGATTTTTTCTGTCGTTCAAGAATAAATTCACCATAAAAATTCGAGTAGGCATCCTTATTCATATACGAGGTTTCAGTTACATATTCTTTTTCCTTTTTCTTCTTTGTTGTAGCTTTGGGAGCTGATGTTTTTTTGCCCCCTTTACTACTACTCTTCTTGCCACCCTTTTTAGATTTCACAACTCGTTTCTTTTTAGTCTTAGTCTTCTTACGAGTTTTTCGTTTCTTCCGCGCAAAGAATTGTAGATTCATTTATATCACTTCTTCTTTTTAGTCGTCTTCTTCTTTTTGGCTGTCTTCTTCTTAACGGTGACCGTTTTGGTGTATGCTACTTTAACATGTTTTGTAGCCTCATTTTGTTTCTGCTGACCATTACCTTCATCAAATAACAATGTCAAATAACTATCAGAGTTACTACTATCAAAATTATTACCTAATTGAATAAACGCCCGTGGATACCGTCCCATTGAGTAATCTTCAATGCCCATCCTGCCACAAACATTACCGTTATTGTCCAACAAATAAGCTTCGATTTTTCCCATCGCCCGCTCATTTTTCATTCGTTTAACATGATGTAAGCGTACCGAAACTTTCCAATAGGGAGTAATTTTCGGTAGACCATTATGCATAACCGCTGGTCCGTAAAAATTCTTGTGTTTCCCACGAGATCCCCATTCGTAATGATCATCTTTATCTTTAGCCACCATAATTGAAGTACCAGTGGCTGCTGAGTTTCCATCTATATCGCCTTTATAAATTGGAAAGGCTTGCGTATTTTCACTACATTGAATCCACGTTGCTAATGAGTTACATGGGTCGTCAACCTGTTGAGTTTGGGATTGTCCCATGACTGTGACGTTGCCATCACTATCCGTAGTCGTATCACCGTCATCAACATTATATCCAACTGCTACATAATCATCATTTGTTTCATAACCCACATAATAAAGATCGGTTTTCGGAATAATATGAATAATTGGATCAACTTCCGTATTTCCTTCAGGAATAATTTGCTGATCATTGTCCGTAATTTTTATTTCTTTTTGTGGTAGAAATCCACGTGGATCCGCCAACATGAAGACTAACGTAGTTTGAAAATCCTGAACACCCTCGTTAATAAATGTCGGTGTTGGAATACTTGTGAAGTGACCATAATAAGTTACATCTGGATCGTCATTAAACCTTAACGGATATTCAGTATCAGCATCACTGCTGGTATTAACTAAAACATTAGTCAATGTTTTAATGCGCTCATTATATTCGTCACGAGTAGTACAGAAACAGGTAATTGGAATGTCGAATTCTTTTTCACCGTAGTCTGTTCCCAAGTACACACCACCATAACGTTTAGGGACGTCTTGAAATGACTCAGTAATATTGGGGGCTAACGGTTTCGATACATGATTTAGAAATATGCCTAAATCGTCTTCCGAATTAAAACCACCATTTCCATCTTCATCAAACGCAAAATCAAATGTGTTTACATCATAATTATCGTTATTAGCCAAAGGTTACACCTCTTCCCCAATTATTCTTAGCCGTTGTTCGTTTGTTATGCTTATTGACTGCCTGAACAACTTGCTTGTCAGTTACGACTGCCGGAATCGGATTGTTTTGGCCATCGACCAATTGACTCATAAGTTTAATCATTGTATCAAACTTTGCTTCAAGTCTTTTGACAGCCTGACCATCCAAATTGCTTGATTGGTTGGTGTGCTGATCTGTTTGCTTAAAATGAGCCATAGTATCAGCTAGCAATTCATAGGCTCGTCCTCGTTTATTAATATCCCATGGAATGATGGTTTCCGGTTTATTACGTTCGGCCACTTTAATTAACTGTTCTTGATCAACTAAGCCACCATTCGCATATCCTAAATAATTAGCAACTTTCTTCGCACCATTAACATGCTGCCCCGTATAACCGCCACGTTCCCAATCTTCAGAAAACTGACTGGCTAACGAAGCGATCGAACCGTGGCCTTCCAGGATTCGTTTAAATACAGAAGAATCAGAACTGTCATCGCTTAACGCAAATTTTAATTGAGTAGCTGCATTTTGCCAGTTTTCACCATGACGTCGAGCATATGACTTCAAGTGATTCAATCTACCACCCAACCACTGTCCAAGACCGGAGGCTCCACCAGATGAATTTCTTGCATTAGGATTTAATCCCGACTCAAATTCCCAATTGCCAAGAATTGCAGCAATTCCTGCTTTAGTTGCGCGTGGATCCAGCTTTTTCAATGCTTTAGCTAAAGTTTTGGCTCTAGCTGCCACATCACCACTTAATCCAAAACTGCTTAAACTACCGAACAATTTTTGCCATAATGGTTTTAAGTTTTTTGATACCCAACTCCAAACCCCGGAATGCTTTAATTGCGACTTTACTAGTGATTGTAATCCGGAACTTTGTTTATGAGATTTAGTTGACTTTTTAACTTTGTCAATCAATCCAGGCACTCTTCGAATCCCAACAAAATCACCGAATCCCTTGATAGTAGAATATTTAATCCCGTCCTTTGGATTTTCAGCACTGAACATATGTCCAGAACCACTATTATCGACCACAATACCAACGTGTTGGCTTCCTCCAGCACCGAAGAAAGCCAAATCACCAGTTTTAGCATTCTTCCACGATACGGGTTTTGAGTATTTGTATTCCGGAACCGTGGTAGATCCACCTGGAACTGTAATTCCCATGTGTTTCAAAGTCTCATAAACTAAGCCAGAACAATCATAATAATTCGGTCCTAAGCGGACATTAGAGCCTTCAGAATATCGGTGATGGGCACGAGTTGCCAATTTCTTGGCTTCGTTTAAAAACGCTGAATCAGTTTGACCGCCGCCTTCGGAAACCATGCCATGTAGCATATTCCAGGCAGTATCCCACCAAACCGAACCCTGTTGCTTGTCGCGTTTGCCAAACATATTGGCAAAGTTCTTCCCAACTGTTCCCTTTATATCGCCAAAATTAGGTTGAAAAACTTGTTTGAAAGTTGCATCAGAATGATTAGCAATGTGTGATAGTGCCGACAACTTCTGTTTTAAAGAACCCCAAATGCCTTTAAAGAGTTTCCCGATACCACCAAATAAACCAGTACCTGACGCAAAGTGCTGCATGCCATTTAAAGCCATTAACATCTTAGACTCTGTAGCATTTAAAACGCCGGAACCAGCTTCTAGGAACCGGTGAGTATCTTTACCTTCAACTGGTTCTAATTGCCCATCTGCGTGGACAATGATTTCCTTATTATGTGTTTCTGGTGAATCGTGGCCATCATTAAGCTTAGCCAAAACTGGTTTGGTTAATAAGCCATTTTTCAATAATCCGGTACCTGTTGCCCAAGCTACAGCAGGGATCTGATCCAAAGTTTGTGAACCACCGTATTGTTTAAAGACTTTGTTCTGAGCTGAAATGGCATTTTTATTCATCCCGTTGACTAATTTGCCAACCCAATTACCAACTGACTTCCAAATTCCATGCCAGGAAAGACTGTAATTATATTTAGTTTTGGAATTGTTTTTCTTGATGTTCTCATATTGAGAAACAGCTTGATCCGTTACTTTATGATTTTGATTATGCGCATAATCGTAAACCTTATCAGACTGCTGTTTTGCTTTAGTGATTGAATCGTTCTTTTGCTTAGCGGCGTGATTAATTACACCAATTCTCTGTTTACGAGCTTCTTCAATAATCTTTTGGCGTTGAGCTTTGGCAGTTGAACTATTTCCCTTATACTCTTCGTCTGCTGCTTTAACTGTATTTTTATATTTCTTCCAAGCCGCTTTATAAACACTATGATATTCATCGTTAGCTTTTTTGCTGACAGACTTTTGTTCTTCATCAGCGTTTGCCACCAATTTAATCATTTTTTCTTTGGAATATTTTTTACTCTTTTCAGTGAGCGTTTTATAATCTTTAGCAATCTTATTAGTAGACAGTTTAATCTGACCAGCTA